TGGGTGCGAGGCAGACGACATTATTGCGTACCTTGCAAAGCGATTTCATGCCACCGAGAAGGTACTTATTTTGAGTGGAGACAAGGACTTTAGTCAACTCCACATCTTTCCTGGAGTGGCACAGTTCTCTCCCCTGCAAAAGAAGTTTGTGGAAGTGGAGAATCCCAAGCAGTTCCTGATGGAGCACATCATCAAGGGTGACTCATCTGACGGTGTTCCAAACATCCTGTCCGAAGACGATTGCTTCGTGGTGGACGGCAAGCGACAGCACCCCCTCACAGGCAAGCGCATGAAGGAACTGATGGAGTTCATCCGCGAGTACGGTCACGTTCAAGAGAAGTACCGCATCGCATGGAACCGCAATGAAACCCTTATTGACCTGCTGAATCTTCCTCCAAAGCAGGTAGAAAAAATTGAAGAGGAGTGGAATAAGCCCTTTACTCCTTCACGTGGAAAGATTCTCGACTACATGATAGAGAACGGGCTTCGCAACCTTATGGAGGATATCGGAGACTTCTGATGAGCAACAAAGAGTGGAGAACTGAAGCAGACACCCGCGCAAAGAAAGCGTGGAAGAGTGTGGATCGTAAGCACAAGAGCGCGCGACGATCCGAAGAGAAGAAGCACCTAAAGGACTTAGTGGATGACCTTAATGCAGGTCGAAAGGATACGCGTGATGACTATGACTATGAAGACGAAGAGTGAAAACGGCATCAAGATTTCCAAGCGAACCTTGGACATCCTGAAGAATTTCTCGACCATCAACTCCGGAATTCTAGTGAACGAAGGGAATGTGCTGACCACCCTTTCGTCCACGAAGAACATATTGGCTGAAGCCCATGTGGACGAAACATTCCCACGGCAGTTTGCTATTTGGGATCTGAACAAGTTCCTTGGCACGGTTAGTCTGTTCAAGGATCCTGATTTCATCTTTGACGAGAGTTTCGTCACGGTGAAGAGCGGTGGATCCAGTGTACGCTACTACTACTGCGCCCAAAACTTGGTGACTTCCACAAACAAGAAGATCACCATGCCCGACGCTGTGGTACAGTTCGATTTGAAGTCCAAGGATTTTGGGGACGCTGTAAAGGCAGCATCGGTACTGCAAGTGCAGCACCTGTGTGTGCGATCATCGGATGACGGAGAGAAGATTGAACTGGCAGTGGTGGACAAGACCGACACCACTTCCAACTTCTATTCTATTCAAGTGGGAGACAACACTTCGGGTGCCACTTTCGAGTTCATCTTTGATGTGGAGAATCTTAAGATTCTTTCCGGAGACTACAGCGTTTCCATCTCACAGAAGATTGTGAGTTGCTTTACAAGCAAGACTGAACCACTGAAGTATTGGATTGCCCTGAACGGAGACTCCTCTTACGAGGCTTGATTGTGACTACTAATGAATTGGTGAAAGGTCTGTGGTGCGAGAAGTACCGTCCACAGAGCGTGAAGGACTGCATTCTACCATCAGAACCCGCAGACTTGTTTGCGCGTATGGTGGAGCGAGGCGAAGCACAGAACCTCCTGCTTTCGGGCGGGGCTGGTTGTGGTAAGACTTCTGTTGCAAAGGCGTTGTGCAACGATCTTGGCTGTGACTGGATCATGGTGAACTGTTCGGAAGACGGTAACATTGACACCCTACGGACACGCATTCGGCAGTTTGCGTCCACCGTTTCTCTTACGGACGGAGTGAAAAAGGTTGTCATCCTAGACGAGTTCGACTACTCTAATGCACAGTCAACTCAACCTGCTCTGCGTGGTTTCATTGAGGAGTTTGCCGCAAACTGCCGGTTCATTCTTACTTGCAACTTCAAGAACCGAGTGATTGAACCTCTCCACTCTCGCTGTACTTGCATTGAGTTTCGGATTCCGCAGAAAGAAAAGCCAGGAATGGCAGTCCAGTTTCTCAAGCGGGCGTGTGAAATACTCAAGGCAGAAGGGGTGCAGTACGACGAGAAGGTTGTAGCCCAACTCATCACAAAGCACTTCCCCGACTTCCGCAGAACCTTGAACGAACTCCAACGGTATGCGGTAAACGGCAAGATTGATGTGGGTGTCCTACAAACCTTGGGCGACGTGCAGATCAAGACCCTTGTGAAAGCCATGAAGACGAAGGACTTTGGGGGCGTTCGCAAGTGGGTGGTGGAGAATCTTGACAACGACAGCAGCCGTATCTTCCGTGGAGTGTACGACGGACTGTACGAAAACCTTGAGAGTGGATCCATTCCCCAAGCCATTCTTGTGCTTGCGGACTACCAGTACAAAGCCGCGTTTGTGGCAGACACAGAAATCAACACCACTGCGTGTTTGGTCCAGTTGATGATGGAGTGCAAGTTCAAATGACCTACCAACTCACTGATTATTTGAATTCCATCAACGTAAACAAGCAGCCGTTGATGGACGAGAGTGAGCAATACGTCAAGCACTCGTATCCGCCGTTTGTGGTGACCCGTTGCTTGTCGTATTTTCCGGATACGCTTTTCGTGGCTAACGAAGCAAACCGAATGGCACACATAGACCCCAAGATGCACTTTGACTTTCTGCGTGGGGCTATCCGTCCACGTAAGCGGTTCTCCAAGTGGCTGAAGCGGGAGAGTGATCCTCGCGTAGGGGCTTTGGTGGAGTACTACGGATTCTCCGAGCGCAAGGCACGGGAAGCACTCACGGTGCTTACAGACGAGCAGGTACAGGAGATTGTGGACGAGACACGAAAGGGTGGAAAGGCGAAGTAATCTAAATAGTTCCGTGTCTGTTCAGACTACAGGAGTGAACACAGCATGGAAAAAGAAGAACGCTACATCACGATTGACCCTACAGACCTACTGGAGGTCAGTCTAGTTAAACCCGATGACTTTCTCAAAGTACGAGAAACCCTTACACGCATCGGCGTTTCGTCCAAGACGGAGAAGAAACTGTGGCAGTCTTGTCACATTCTCCACAAGAAGGGCAAGTACTACATTGTCCACTTCAAAGAAATGTTTGCCCTAGACGATCTGCCCACCTCCATTTCCCCAGAAGACATTAGCCGTCGAAACACCATCGCGGGTCTACTGGAAGAGTGGGGACTAGTAAAGATAGTGGACAAGAGCAAAGCAGAGAACAAGGTTCCCATCAGTAAGATAAAGATTCTTCCGTACAAAGAAAAGGGTGAGTGGGAACTGTGCCCTAAATACCACATAGGAAAGAGCAAAGGCTCACAAAAACCCAAAGAGTGAATAGGAGATTTCGTTATGAGCAAGTTGGTTGTGAAGTTCCCCACGCGGAACCGTCCCGAAAAATTCAAGACCGTGTTTAGCCGCTACCTGACCTTTCTAGGTGGTCGGCATGATGTTCGTTTCGTTGTCAGTATGGACGTAGACGATCCAAGCATGAACAACCCGCAAATGGAAGAGTGGTTTACCACTCGTGCCATGAACGCAGACATCAAGTGGTGCTACGGACACTCCAAGACCAAGATCCAGGCGTGCAACGCAGACCTAGACGGCGAAGACGGTGATGTGCTGCTGCTTGCGTCAGACGACATGGTTCCTGTGCAGATGGGATACGATGACTTCATCTTCTCTGCGTTTGAACACTCGTTCCCTGACTTCGACGGAGCAATCAAGTTTTGGGACGGACTGCGACCAAAGGAAGACCCCCTGATGACACTCACGGTCATGGGCTTCCCCCTGTACCGCAAGTTTGGGTACATCTACAATCCAGAATACAAGTCCCTGTACTCTGACAACGAGCAGACGGTTGTTTGCCACCAGTTGGGCAAACTGCGCCGCTGTGACATCTGCATCATTCAGCACCAGTGGACACCGGAGCCGTTTGACGCGCTACACGCACGAAACGAGAACAAAGAAATGTACGATGTGGACGGTGAAGTGTATGCTCTTCGCAAGGAGCGCAATTTTGACATGGAGGAAATGTTCAATGCCAGTACCAGCAAGTGATATCAAGTTCAGTGTTCTGATCCTGTCTATTCCCGACCGCATAGACTCCATGAAGGCTGCTGTACAGCAACTACAGCAGCAAGCCGATGCTGTTGGTCAAGGCAAGTCAGTGGAGATTCTTGTGATGTTGGACAACCGCTCCAAGAGCATTTCGGAGAAGCGCAATGATCTGCTTCGCGCTGCTCGGGGACGGTACATCGCGTTCTTGGACGACGATGACGCGATCAGCAAGGACTACATGAGCGCGATTCTCAAGGCAATTGACGAATACGACGTGGACTGCATCTCGTTCAACCAGTGGTGCATGATCAACGGCGAACCCATGAATGTGGAATTTGGTATCGGCAATCCTCACGGTCACCTGTGGCGTGACGAAGACGGAATGCTTGGAGACATCAAGCGTCCTCCGTACCATATGTGCGTGTGGCGGCGTGAGATTGCACAGAGCGAGTCGTTCAATCCTGTCTACGGAGCCAACGGGCAATCCACAGAAGACATTGACTGGCTCATGCGGCTGTATCCAAAGGTGCAGAGTGAGTACCACATTCCTGATGCCCTACACGGATACATCTACAACTCACAGACCACGGCTTCGCTTGTTCCACAGGAACAGCAGTGAAGGTAATCTCGTACAGCCTGTGGGGGGACAACCCCACCTACACCGTGGGTGCGCTTAAGAATGCCGATCTCGCGGCTACCCTGTTTCCTGATTGGACTTGTGTGTTCTACTGTTTCCAGTCTGTTCCGCAAGACATAATCAAAGAATTGCAATCTCGCCAAAATGTGGTTGTGCGCCGTGTAAACGGAGAGTACAATTCTTCCGACAGCCGTGGTATGTTCCACCGATTCCTGCCTGCTGACGAAGAAGGCGTAGAGTACATGATGTCCCGCGATACAGATTCCCGTCTATCAGAGCGTGAGCGACTTGCTGTTGAGGCATGGCTTGCGAGTGGCGCGGATCTCCATC